CATAATAATCACCATGCATATCCTACATCTGCGAAACATGGTTTACAAGGACAATTTGATTTGACATGGTATATTATTGTAGTATTACGTGCTTTAAGATTAGCAACTAATGTTAGAGTACCCAAAATAAATAATACAAATAATGAGGTTTTATGACTGAATATAGTAATACAACATATCATATTTACTTAAAAGACAATTGTGTGTATTGGAATTTGAATGAAGATGATTTTGAAGAGAAGTGGCAGATGCTAAATGTAATGATAGATTTAATATCAACAGAATATACAGAAGAAGATTTATCATATATTAAATTAGGGCCAAAATGTGGTGTAGGTGGGCCAGGAAGAATTGTTTCAACACCATCATGGGAGGAAGATTCTTATTGACAATTGCTAAATAAACTGATAAAATTGAATTGAGGTTAACCAAGCAATTATGGCAAAAGGATTTACTGTTAAAACGGTTGCACCAAAGAAGAAAGCACCCGATTGGGATATTGATGCAATTAAACAAAGAATGAAAGGAAAGGCAATCGTCTTCTGCCTACCTGGTAGAGGATGTTCTTTCATTTTCTTAAAGAACTTCGTGCAATTATGTTTTGACATGGTTCAGAACGGAATGAGTATTCAGATATCACAGGATTACTCTTCAATGGTAAACTTTGCACGTTGTAAGGTATTGGGTGCAAATGTTCTTCGTGGGCCTAAGCAAGTACCTTGGGATGGAAAACTTAAGTATGACTATCAGTTGTGGATTGACTCTGACATTGTATTTGATACAAATAAGTTCTGGCAGTTATGTGATCTCGCAGTTCCAGCAGAAGGTGAAGAAAGAGAAATTACTGCTGGTTGGTATGCAACTGAAGACGGTCAGACTACATCTATCGCACACTGGTTAGAAGAAGATGACTTCCGTAAGAATGGGGGAGTGATGAATCACGAGACTGTCGAGTCTATGAGTAAGCGTAAGAAGCCATTCACTTGTGATTATACTGGTTTCGGTTGGGTATTAATTAAGAATGGTGTTTTTGAGAACCTTGAGTATCCTTGGTTTGCACCTAAGATGCAAATCTTTGAGTCTGGTGATGTTCAAGACATGTGTGGTGAGGATGTCTCATTCTGTCTTGATGCCAAGGATGAAGGTTATGAGATCTGGTGTGACCCTCGTATTCGTGTTGGTCACGAAAAAACTCGTGTTATTTAATGGAGAAACTCTAAATGGCTGTTAAAACTAAAATGGGTGGTTTTGGTACTGGTGATTACATTCAAGCAATCCCCAAAAAAACTCGTCAAGGCCGCTCGGCTCGAACAAAACTATCCGCAACTTCTCGTAATGGAGTTAAAAAGAAGTATAGAGGTCAAGGAAAATGATCTCTTCTTCGTCTCCTGCCGATAGAATAGCGGATGCACTCGAAAGAATTGCTAAAATTCTTGAAAGTAATGTTCATATCAGCATTGATCATGGTCATATTGAACAAATAGACCATGTAGACCACAATCATATTGATGGAGACATCAATACTCACTCTAAAACTTGGTAAAATGCCTAAAGAAAAAGCATATGTTCCCGTTGTGGAACCAAAATCAACCTCATTTCTTGAAATTGTAGAGCTTGGTAGGATAGTTACACCAAATCCTACCTTTAAAAGAGACGAAATTCACGTTAGATTGAAGAAAATTTGCCGAGGAAACCCAGAAGAGACGTTTGATACTGTACAAACCATAGATTATAGTGTTCCTTGGGTCGAAAAAGAACAAACTGTTGAAAATTTATATCATCAAGAGAAAGTTGTAGAGGAAAAAGTAGAAGTAAAGGTGAAAAAATGAAGCAAAATACCATAAAATTCACAATAAGACAAGATGGCACTGTAACTGAAGAGGTTATTGGTGCCGTTGGACAAGAATGTGAGAATCTTACACGTTCAATTGATGATAAATTAGGTAAGGTTACTCAAAAATTGTTCAAACCTCAATACTATAACCCTAACACAACCAAAAACGAGGAAAATGTCCCACTTCACAACGATCAAAACGGAAATTAGGTATAAAGAACCACTAGTTGAGGCACTTGAACTCCTTCAATATGATGTGAAGGAGGATCAAGAGCTAAAAGTAAGTGGTCCTCATGGTAAAAATCATCAAATTGTTAATGCAGACCTTGCAATTGCTAAAGATATTGGGTTTAGACTTAATCCTAACACCAATTCTTATGAATTAGTCACAGATTTACAAACTTGGAACGAAAATGTGCCAGTTGAAAGGTTTATAGATAAGGTAAATCAACAATATGCCCGAATGCTCATCCATTCTACTGTAAAAGAGGACGGATATGAGGTTCAGGAAGAGTGGGAAATGGACGATGGCTCCATTGAATTAACCGTTACCTGTTGGACACCATGAAATGTTGGCACTGCGACTCTGAACTGATCTGGGACAACGATCAGGACATGACAGAAGACCTTTTAGAGGAGAATGTGGTCTATGATATGGTTACAAACCTCCATTGTACCTCATGTGGGGCACTAGTAGAGGTGTATCATAAGAAACAACCCAAGGTAAAGTTAATAGAAGTCGAACCAGCAGAGGAATATACTCATGATTCAGAAGGTTGTTGACTAAATAAGTTATAATTCTTGTAAAAAAGAAAAAAATGGAAAAAAAGATGCTTCGGGAGATCTCGAACGATAAACTGACTCCAAAAAAGTCAGATTTTTTCGTGGAAACTGAGATTTATGAGAAAAATGAAGATGATGGATTAGACTATGAGAGTGATTACACTGTTTTAGCAGAATATTAGTCATAAATCCTTAATAAATAAAATATAATTGCCGTATTCTAGTGCCTGTAGAGAGAGTTAGTAAAGGTTTTAAAGATTTAAGCATGTCGTTTAAAGTTAATCCTTTAAATGACGATTTAATTCTGTTAAAAAATGAATCTGCCATAGCTCGCTCTATTAGAAACATAGTTTTTACGTCTCCTGGCGAAAAACCCTTTAATCCTGACTTTGGTTCAAATCTTTCAAAAATATTATTTGAACTTGTTGATGATATTGTCGCAATCGACATAAAAGATGAAATTGAAACCTCAATAAGAAATTATGAACCAAGAGTAGAGTTGGAAGAGGTGGATGTTGAACCAGATTTTGATAATAATGAATTTAACGTGAGAATTAATTATAAAATAGTTGGAATTGACGTTCCACCACAGCAATTAGAATTCGTCTTGTTACCGACACGATAAATGGCCCTTTTAAACTTCGCTAATTTGGATTTTGATCAAATAAAGATCACAATCACAGATTATTTAAAATCTAACTCTGATTTTACGGATTATGACTTCGAGGGGTCTAATTTGTCAACAATTATTGATGTATTAGCATATAACACTTATATTAATTCATATAATACCAATATGGTATCAAATGAATGTTTTATTGACAGTGCAACTTTAAGAGAAAACGTTGTAGCACTTGCAAGGAACATTGGATACCTACCAAGGTCTAGAAAATCATCAAGAACCAAAATAAGTTTCGTTGTTGACTGTAGAAATGTTGGTGTTACTCCATCATCTCTTACTTTAAGGAGAGGCCCTGTTGTAACATCTGGAAATCAGTTTGGTGATCAATCATTTGTCTTTTCTATAACTGAAGATAAGACAGTTGCCGTTAAAGATGGTTTTGCTGAGTTTTTTGAAGTAGAAGTGTTTGAAGGAACCGTTGTTGAACAAAATTATGAAGTCGATCCAACAAATATAGAACAAAAATTTATTTTAGAGAATCCAGGTGTTGATATTGATACTTTAATAGTTAGAGTTGGTACCTCTGACTCCACAAAAATCAAATATTCACTACAAGATGATCTTTTCAATCCTGTAACAGGAAGAACTATAAATGGATCTTCAAATATTTACTTTTTACAAGAAATTGCAGATGAAAGATATGAAGTAATCTTTGGTGATGGTATTTTTGGTAGAAAAATACGAGGTAATGATAAAATAACAACCACATACATTACAACTAATGCACAAGCTGCAAATGGTATATCTGATTTTACTTTTAGTGGTAGATTAACATATACTTTAGGAAGTCAAGTGTTTAATATCACTGGTGGTATTTCTTTAGTGACAAGTGATGATCCTTCCTCTGGTGGTGAAGAAATTGAGAGTGTTGATTCTGTTAGAAAGTTTGCACCTCAGATGTTTGCAACACAAAATAGAGCATTGACTGCAAATGATTATGAAATATTGATACCAAATAAAATTTTTCCAGAAACAGAATCAATTTCAGTGTTTGGTGGTGAAGAATTAGTTCCACCACAATTTGGAAAAGTTTTTATCAGTATAAAACCAAGAACTGGTGATTTTGTATCAAATGCAGTAAAACAAAACATTAAAAGAGACCTTAAAAAATATGCAGTTGCAGGAATTGTACCTGAAATTTTAGATCTTAAATATTTGTTCTTAGAAACTGATAGTAAAGTATATTACAACACGGGACTTGCACCAAACGCAGCAGCAGTATCTACAATTGTTCAAAATAATATCAATAAGTACGCTCAATCTAGTGAGCTAAATAGATATGGTGCAAGATTCAAATATAGTAAGATGCTGAAGATTATTGATCAAGGTCATCAAGCTATAACATCAAATATTACTACCGTTCAAATGAGAAGGGATTTGAGATTGGCATTAAATCAATTTGCAGAATATGCGATTGATTTTGGTAATGAATTTCATATTTCCTCGATGAATGGATTTAACATTAGAACATGTGGTTTTAAAGTTGCTGATGTAAATGAAACAGTTTACTTATTTGACAAACCAAATAATGATAAAAAAACTGGAACAATTAATATGTTTTCTCTCTCTTCAGAAGATGGAACAACACCTATAGTAAGAAGAAAGGGTATCGGAGTTATTGATTATAAAAAAGGTCGTATTACATTAAACCCAATTAACATCGTATCTGGAAAAGAAAAGTCTGGTCAACAAATTTTAGAAATATCAGGTTTTCCAGAATCAAATGATGTAATTGGATTGCAAGATCTTTATTTACAACTAGATAGAAGTACCGTTGAAATGATTGTTGATGAAATTAGTTCTGGACTTGACCCATCAGGATCAAATTACATTGTTAGTCCTAGTTACAACACTGGAGTTCTTGTAAGAAGTTAAAATGCTAGATTCAAAAAAAATACCATTTAGTCGAATCGTAAAAAGTCAACTTCCTGCCTATGTTAGGGAGGAGTTTCCTTTAATTGGTGAATTTTTATCGCAGTATTATTTTGGACAAGAAGTTCAAGGTGCCTCTATTGATTTAATTGCAAATATTGATGAATATTTAAAAATATCTGAGAATGGAAAATATATTAAAGATACGATATTAGATGCTGACATTGATGAAACAAGCACAGATATTCCAATAGCTAATTTCAATATTGGTGGAACAGGAACTGTTGGATTTCCTGAATCATGGGGATTGCTTAAAATTGGAGATGAAATTATAACATATGAAAGTAAAGATATATTTAATTTTAAAAATTGTAAGAGAGGATTCAGTGGAATAGCATCATATGAGAATCCAGATGATCCAGAAAATTTAGTTTTTTCTTCTAATCAAGCAACTCCTCATACGAAAGGATCTAAGGTAGAAAATTTAAGTATTTTATTTTTAGAGCAATTTTTAAAGAAAATTCGTGTTCAATTAGCACCAAGATTAGAAGGAGTTGATTTCGATAGTAAGATACAGGCACATTTTCTTAGACATACAAAGGATCTTTATTCTACTAGAGGAACTGACGAATCTTTTAGTATTTTATTCAAAGCATTATATGATGAAGAAGTCAATATCATAAGACCAAAGGAATTTCTTGTTTCTCCATCTAATGCAAACTGGAAAAGAACAAGAGATCTTATTGTAGAACCAATATTAGGAAATCCAGAAGAATTAGTAAATCAAACTCTTTTTCAAGACCCTTATGAAAATATTTCTGAGGCATATGCACCTGTATCAAATGTTGAAAAAATTAACGTTGGTATTTTAACAAACACTTTCTATAAAGTCAGTATTGACGCTTCATTTACACAAAATTTTGAAGGTTCTAGTGAAGCTTTATTTGGAACATTTACATCTCATGCAAAAACAAAAGTTATTGGTGATATTTCTGGGCAAAAAGACGGAAAAGTTAGTGTTGGTCAAACAATTGTTGATGTAGATTCAACTGTTGGATTCCCCAGATCTGGAACATTTGAAGTTATATACAAAGATGGAAGTGTTGGTGTTTGTAGTTATAGAGATAAGACATTAACTCAATTTACAGAAGTTGCTTTTGTAAAAAATCCATTAATATTTGATCCTAGACCAACAAGAGGTGTTGAAAAGGATATTTCTGATGGTGCTATCTTACAACAGAATACATTTGCTTATTCTAGTGGTGTAGGCACTGATAGTGCTGTAAGAGTTAAAATTAGATCTGTTCTAAACGAATTAGAGACACCAGAATACACAGCTAGACAAACCGTTGGTGCAAAAGCTAAAATTAAATCTTTAGGTAAAATAGGAGATAATTTTAAACAAAATAATTGGTTCTTTAATACTGCACAATCATATGATATATTATCAATTGTTCTTGTTGACAATGTAAACAAGACGTATAAAATAACTACAAAAGATAATTCTATTTTAAGAACAGGTGATTATGTATCATTGACTGATGTTAATGATATTAAAATAGATGGTAGATTTATTGTTACTGATGTTTTCAATAACACTAGTTTCCTAATTCGTGGTCAAGGTTTAACTGATCTTTCCATTATAGGTAAAGTAACAAGACAGATATCCAAAGTTGATTCAGATCTACATGATAATTTAAATAACTATACAGCTAATATTCAGAATGTTTATATTGACGATGAAGATATTTTAGTTGCAACACATTCATTACCATCTGTATCTTTATTCGGTACTAATTTAAAATTAAATCCAAAAACTCAAAAAGTAGTTTTTTCTGGTGTAGTTGCACAAAATCAAGAAGAAATACCAATAACAAATGGAATTGATCATAACTTTTTTACGGGTGATGCTGTTTACTATACTCCAGAAAAAAGAGTTCAATTATTATTCAGATCATCTGGATTTGATCAAGAAACTTTGCAACAACAATATGAATCATATGAAAGAGTTGAAATATTAAGCAGTTTATTTTCTACATTTCAAGAAGGTCGTGGCATAACAGATGGTTTAGCTGATGGTGGAGAAGGTATATATTTTATTAAAAGAATAGATTCTAACACTATCAAATTAGCAAAGAGTAGATCAAATCTTTATAATAATATTTTTGTAAAGGTATTAATACCAACTAATACTGCAACTTTAGGAAATCAGACTTTAGAAAAGTTTGAATTACATAATAAGTCCATAAGAAATCAAAATTTACTAAGAAAAATATCTAATCCAGTAAATGATGGTCAAAATTATGAAACTCCCACTGGATATAATGGAATACTTATTAATGGAGTAGAAGTTAAAAATTATAAGTCAAGAGATGTTGTTCATTATGGTCAAGTTAACTCCATAGAAGTTGTTTCTGGTGGAAGTGATTATGATGTCATAAATCCACCAGAATTGATAATTAATGATGGTGTAGGTGCAGGTGCAACAGGTTTCTGTGCAGTTAAAGGTGAATTTAAAGAAATTAGATTGGTGGATACTGGTTTTGATTATATTGAACAACCAATTATAAAAATTACTGGAGGAAATGGTGAAGGTGCTGTAGCTAGGGCGAAGTTACTAACTATTCCTCACGAATTGTCAGTTAACACCACAGGTATCACTTCCATCATACCTGACCTTGCTGGTATAGGAACAGAGTCGAGTATTGGATTTACAACGTTCCATAAATTTAGAGATGCTGAAAAAATTAAATATAATACTTTTGGTAGAAAGGCATTAGTTGGACTTGACACTGGAAACTCTTATTTTGCTCGTATAATAAACCCACATACCATAAAACTTCATAAAAAAGAGGGTGATGCTTTAGTAGGAATAAACACAGTATTTTTCACGGACTATGGTTCAGGGACACACTCATTTGAATCGGTTAGTGGAAAACTTGTTCTAAATTCCATAGTAATTACAAATCCTGGATCTGGTTATGAAAACAAACAAAGAACATGTGATCCTGTAGGTATAAACACGGCTTTAAATGTTATTAATATAAAAAATCATGATTATAAAACTGGAGAAATTATTCAATATTCTCCTGATCTAGGATCTGCATCTGTTGCTGTTACAGGACTTTCAACTTCAACAGATTATTATGTTACTGTAGTTGATTCTGATCATTTTAAATTATCTGCTGTAGGACTTGGAACAACTACAAAAACATTTAACTTTGATCAAAAAATATATGAAAATATAACTTCAATTGGTGTTGGAACACATAATTTTAATTACAAACCAATTAATGTAGAAGTTATTGGTAATGTTGGAGTATCTTCTCTTGGGGGTAAAGATTTTCATGCTATAGTTCAACCCATAGTCAGGGGAGAAATAACATCTGTACATCTAAGTGATAATGGTGTTGGTTATGGTGCATCTGATATATTGAATTTTGAAAGACCATGTGATGTAAATGTTAATACTGGAAGAGAAAGTGAAGCATCTGCAGTTATTCATGAAGGATCAATCGTAGATGTATTTGTTGGAGCTGCTGGAACTGATTATAATTCTCCACCTGCGATATCGGTTAGTGGTATTGGAACAGGAGCAGAATTAACTCCAATATTAGAAAATGGTAGGTTATCATCTATAAAAGTTAATTCTGCAGGTATTGGATACGGAGTTTCTACAACTACTTTAAGAGTAACTGCATCAGGATTGGGAGCTAAGTTTAAACCAGTTCTACAGACTTGGAGAGTAAATGACTTTAAGAAAAATGAAAAAAATATTACTGATGATGATGTCTTTATAGATGTTTCACTTGATGATAATAAAGAATTAGAATGTTCATATGTATATGCACCTAGAAGTTTAAGACAAGTTGTTTATGCTACTGATAGCGAGGGAAATACTGTATTTGGTAAATCTGACTTAGTATTCTTAAATGGAGAAGAGTCAAGTAATCAATATCACTCTCCAATAATTGGTTGGGCTTATGATGGTAATCCCATTTATGGACCTTATGGATATGCAGAAAAATCTGGTGGATCAATTGTACAACTCAGATCTGGATATAAAATTGAATTAAAACAAAACAGACCTCCTACTAGTGTTTTTCCTCCTGAATATTTTGTTGAGGACTTTACTTGGAATAATTCTACTGATGAGGGTGTTCTTGATATTCACAATGGAAGATTTTGTGTAACACCAGAATTTCCTAATGGAACATATGCATACTTTGCAACTTTTGATTCTATTCCTACTTCTGATGGTGTATTTAAGAATTTTAAGAGACCAAAATTCCCATATCTAGTAGGAGATTCATTTAAGTCCAAACCAATTGAATTTAATTATAGGACTAATTCGGATCAAAATAATATAAATTTAAATGAGACAAATTTCTCTAGAAATACTTTCCCACTATCTCTTGATAAAAAAAATAGTGGTTACGATTATGTCCTACAATCGAATGATTTCGTTGAGCAGGACTCTATAATCAAATCAGTTCAGAAGGGGTCTGTAGACGCTGTAGGGATCCTTACAGGGGGTTTAGGTTATAAAGTAAATGATAACATTGTTTTTGAAGATGAAATTGATAATACGTATCCAGCAAGGGCTAAAGTTACTAGAGTTCTTGGTGCAGGTGTATCTTCAATTTACACTGAAATTACTGAATTAAATGATGTTCAATTCTATCCTTTAACGAATAGATTCCTTGGAATTCATACTGGACCACATGGATTTATTAATGGTTCTACTGTTATTATTTCTGGATTAACCACTACAAATACTTTATTAAATGGATCGTTTAAGATTGGAATTTCTACAAGTGTTTTAAGTTTATCCCAAGGAATTGGCACTGCACAAAAACACAATTCTGGTATAGTTACATACATTCCAGTAGATGGTAATTTAAGAACTCCATTTATATTGGAGAATGATATATTACAGATAGGTGCTGGTCAAACTCAAGAACAAGTTAAAGTTCTTAATGTTGATCTTGCTGGTTCAAGATTAAGAGTTTTAAGAGCATACAACGCAACTGCTGCTAAACCTGTTGGAGTTGGTTCTATTGGTGCTGGTCACACTGCAACCACTAGAATAGAAAATCTTGAGAGAAGATTTACTGTTGATGCTGGATTTAAAGGAAGATCATCACAAAGATTTACTAAGGAAATATATTTTGATCCTAAAGAGTCGATTGGATTAGGAACTGCTCGTGGGGTTGGTATAGGAACAACTCTAAGTTTCTCTAATCCAGGTGTTGGTGTAACACAACTATTTGTGCCAACGCAAACAATATTTCTTCCTAATCATAGATTAGAAACTGGGGATGAAGTTACATATCAAACTAATAGTGGTGCATCCATAGGAATTGCAACTAACACTGATATGGCTGGTACTATTGGTGTTAGTGATGATCTTCTTACGAATCATAGTCCATTATTTGTTGCTGCATTAACTCCAGATTTAATTGGTTTGTCCACGGTAAGAGTTGGTCTTGCATCTGTTGGTATTGGTACTTTAGGTGAATATATTGGAATAGCAGAAACTAATAAAAATACTGGTTTAATGTTCTTTGTAGGAATTGGAACTGGTACCTATCATAGTTTCAAATTAGTTAATAACCCAAATGTTTTAACTGGTAAAGTATCTAAAAATAGAGTAACTGTTTCTACTGCTACAACTCATGGATTATCTAATAATGATACTGTATTTGTTGATGTAAATCCAGGAGTAACTACAACCATTAATGTAACTTATAATAAACATAACAGAAAATTATTAACTAATGGATTATCCTTTGAAGGTTCAGGAATAACAACCACAACATCAACTACAGGAATACCAGATTCAATTAATATTCCTGATCATAAATTAAACACTGGACAGAAAATTGTTTATCAGTCTTCTAATCCTGTCGTTGGTCTGACAAATGAAGATCAATATTTTGTTTATGTTATTGATAAAAATACTATTAAATTAGCTACGACTAAATTTCAAACAACTAAAGGTATCCCTACTTTTGTTGGATTATCTAGTGCTAATGATGGTGGTACAATTTTCCCAGTTAACCCACCAATTACAGTATATAAGAAATCATCTATAATATTTGATCTGTCAGATTCTTCTTTGGGTTACGTTCAGAATACAACAGGTTATCCTGCATTTAAATTTGAATTATACAGAGATTCAAATTACTCTGAAATATACGAAACTAATAATCAATTTGAAAATTTTGAAGTAAAACAAACTGGAACTATTGGAGTTACAGCCAATGCCAAAGTAACAGTTACTGTTAACGATTTTACACCACATTTACTTTACTATCGTTTAGTTCCATTAAATTTAAGTGACAATCCTATTGTAAATAAAGAGATTGTTGTTGATGATGAGATTGATAATAATAATCAAATTGTATTTGAAAATAGTAGATACAATGGTAGATTTAAAATAATTTCTACTGGTGGAACTACATTCAGTTATGATCTTGGTAGAGTACCTGAAGAATCTACTTATACTGCAAGTGAGGATGGTGCTAAGATTTCGTATGAAACAATATCTCCTTTTGCATATGGAGCGATTTCAAAAATCCATTTGAGTGATGGTGGAAGAGGATATACTAAATTACCAGGAATTTCAACTGTTACATCAGATGTTGGTTCTGGTGCTGTATTAAAAGCTTCCACTAGAACAATAGGTAAAGCACTTAAAACAAAAATAGAAAATATTGGATTTGACTATCCTTCAGATTTGACATTAAGACCAGATGTTAGATTCCCACAAATATTAAAAATTGAACCTTTAACTGGATTTAAATCTATTGGTGTTACTTCCTTTGGAAGAGGATATAATAGTTCTCCAGGATTAGTTGTTCTTGATGGAAGAACTAAGAATCAAGTTCAAGATATTGATATAAGATATCATCCTGATAGAAGAGATGTTGATATTCTTAAAAATACAAATGATTTATCAGACACAACACCAATAATAATACCTGTTGATAATCCAAATGGTATTAGAGTTTCAAACATCGTATATGATTCGGACACTGATGATGTTTCAGTAACATTAAGAGATACCTATAGCACTCTGGACACTTTCCCACTTAGACTTGGTGATAATGTTTTAGTAGAAAACGCAAGTGTTGGTATTGGATCAACAGCTAAAGGATTTAATTCTAAAGCGTATGGTTACACTAGATTTAAACTTACAGGAATCGCTACAAATCTTGGTGGTATTGGAACTGTAACTTATAATCTAGGTGGACATCTTGGAGTGGGAGAAACTCCAGGAAGATTTGATAGCACCACTTCTGATGCCTCATTAGTTCCTGAAGGATTGTTCCCTCAATTTGATATAAAATTACAAGCAAATAGATTTAGAACTTCAGATCGTGTAACTGATGGATTTTCTGAAGGAACTGTTGGTGATTGGTTACCAGATGTAAAATTATTAACTGTAGAGAGTTCTGGTGATTTTGAAGTTGGAAAAATCCTTGTTTCTCCTGATACTGGGGATAAAGGATTAATAAGCGAAAGAGAATCTTTTGAATCAAGATATGAATTAGATTATTTCTCAGTTGTTGAAAATGGATGGGAATATCTAACAGGTTTCCTCAATAATGAACATCAAAGAATTCATGATAATGATTACTATCAGAATTTCTCATATTCAATAAAATCTAGAGTTCCTGTAGAAAAATGGGAGAATGTTGTAAGTTCTATAAATCATACCTCTGGATTTAAGAAATTTAGTGAACTTCAAATTGAATCAACCATTAGTCAACCTATTAGTGTTGGTTCTACATCAAA